TAGTCTCTCAACTATTCACCAACAGCAATTTTATTGTAGCTATCAGTGAAGCCGCCATCGATGTGACCAGCGACTAATAAGTTCTTGTTAAGTAATGCTTTAGCATACCATGTGCTGAAGCCTTGAGCTAAACCACCATCTGGAGTTCCAAGTAATTGGGTTGGGACGATAGCCATGTAAGGTGCATAGACACCAGCAGAGCTCATCATATCGGAACCGTTTAAACCAAGGAAGAAGTCACCAGAAGCAAGAGCTGGAGAAACATAAACGTTAAGACCGTCTAATTCACCAACTTTGTAAGGACCATTCATCTTAGCATTCTTGACAGCTGTGAAGCCTTCAACGAATCTTAAGACTGGTAAAACGTCAGCAGCGATAACTAAGTAGTTAGGATGGAATTTTCTTGTTCTGTTATAGATAATAGCTTTAGCTTGTTCAATAACTTCTAAGAAACCATTATAGTGTTCGAATTTGCTAACGCCAACTGGAAGAGCTTTGGACCATTCTAAGAGGTCGCCTTGTTCTTTAGCAGCATTGTATAACATTTCAACGATTTCAGTGTCGATTTCATAAGCTAATTCACCACAAGCTTGTTCAGCGATTTGTTTGTCAAGTGAGAAGCCGTAGTCAGTTTTAGCTTGGAAAGCAGTGATTTGGTCATAACGAACAGCGATACGTCTTGGTTCTGCAACAAGAGCGATTCTTTCCATTTTTGGACCAATTGTTGGGATGTCTTGAGCTGGGACATGTTCCATTTGGAATTCTTCAGAGAAGTAAGCAACTTTGGAACCAGCAGCAACGCCAGCTTTTAATTCATCAGCAGAGATGTAAGAAATATTACCTTCAGCATCGATAACTTTAGCATCTTTACCTTCTTCGATTGGACGGCCCCAATCATCAGTTTTAGCAAATCTGTTTGTAGCCATTGGGCTTAAAGCAACGTGGCCATCAGAACCAACTGTTTCAATGATAACTTGGCTTGTGAAGGCTGTTCTTGCAGGATTGCTTTCACCTAAACCGAAAACACTATTGAATTCGAAACCTTTTTTGATGTCACCTTTATCAGTTTTGCTGACATAACGTAAGTAAGCAACAGAACCAGAGAAGGATGTCATTGGGTGAACGATAACTAAATCGTTAGCGATTAAGGATGGAACTGCGATATTTGTTAAATTTAAGCAGAATTTTTTCCAATCACCTAAGTCAGATCTTTCAGTAGCTTGAGTATTCATAGCTTCTGTTAAGAATCTGTTTGTGTTGTCTAATAAGACAGCAGTTGTTAATTGAGTATTAGCAGAAATTTGTTTGCCATCATAATTCTTGGCAACATAGGCTTCTGCAACCTTTAATTGTCTTGAATATGTTTCAAGTAAATTTGTTCTCATATTGTCTCCTATTTTCTAATTGACAGTAGGGTGTCAGCCTATTCAATATCGGAGTAGTCAACACCAGCAAAATCTAATAAATCTTTAAATCCGTCATCCTTAATTTCTGGTTTAACAGATTCTTGAATAGTAGCTTTCTTACGTGTAATGCCTAAACCGAAGGTTGGTCTACTTTCTTCAAGTAGGTCATCACAGACTTTATCAATGTCATCTAATGAATAGTTTTCATTGAGTCTGCTTGTAATATCTTGAGTTCTAACCCCAAGCATACTTGCTTTTGAAGCAAGATAACGTTCTAAAATTGCATCATACTTTGCCTTGTAATTTTTAGCAAGTACAGTGCGATCTTGAACTTTCTTTCTACTTGCTTCCAATTGTTCGGTTAATTCTTTTTCTGTTTTTTCAGCGTCAGCTTGCACTTCAGTTAATCTTTCAGATAAAGTCTTAACCTTATTTTCAGCAGTATTAACGCTTTCAGTTAGCTTAGTGTGATTTTCAATTTTAGATTTTAAATCTTTGATTTCAGTATCTTTTTCAACTAATTGTTCATTGAGAGTTTTGTTCTCTTTGTCTAATTTTGTTGACTTTGCAGCTAATTCACTAACTCTAATAAAGCCTGCTTTATATTTTTCAAGCTCTTCTTTTAATCCATTGACCTCGGCATCACTAACTGTTTTTTGGTTTTTGAGCTCGCGGACTTCATTTTCGAGTAAGTCTTTTTGACGGACCATATCTTTGAAGCTTTCCATAACTTCTTCATCTCCGTTATCAACAGCTTCTTCAGATTTAACTTCAGCTTCTTCAACTGGTTCATCATCTGAACTAACTTCATCTATAGTATTCTCTTCATTTGGAAGAGCATA